TAAAGATGGTGTACTTATCGACAACAGTACTAGGCTTAAGCGTCGTGTTCATCAAGCTTGGAAAATTTCTTAATCAATCAAAAATAAAAGTTATGTCAGTTTACAAAGAGATGGGTCACTTAGTTAAAGAAATTAAAAGCAAATCAAAGCGCATATACAATGACGCTTGTGATTATGGAGTTCCTGTTTACAGTTTCAATGATCCTATTATGAAACAAATTTCTATAGTTTGCAAAGATCTTTACAATCTTAAACCAGAAACTGAGCGTTATAATACAGGCTTTACGCAGACATTCAAATTCAACGGAGGTTGGCCGGCAGTTTTAGAAGCCGGATTTGAAAAAGCAGAAATTGTGTATGTTTCTTGTCAAGATAAAAAGACTGGTATACTAGGATTTGTTTACGCGCATCCTTCTACTAGTAAAGTTGCTGAAAGACAGGCTATGTCTTACGATTATTAATCAAATAAAAATAAAAGTTATGTTAAACAAAGAACAATTCCTGAGCGCTACGCTCAATCAGATTTCTCAAGTCTATTTAGGTAAAGATCACCATTGCAGATGTGGTTGCGGAGGTGAGTATACGGCCACTTCATTCATGGAAGATCCTCGTTCTGATGTAAATGATTCGCTGGTAGCAAGGCGTCTTAAGCGAGCAAAGCGCTTAGTAGAATCAGGTGCTGTTGTTGAGTACGGTGGTACTTATGTCAATATTGAAACAGGGTACAATAAGGCGTTAACCTTCTATTTTGATGAAATTAAAAATTAAATATGCAAATCACATCAGTGCCGGTTCAAATACTACCCGGCTATCCTCACGAGATCTCGATCATTATACTCAACTAAAAAAAGAGCCCCGATATGGGGCTTTTCTATTATATGTAAATCATTGATTATCAACTAGTTATAACTCATTCATTCTCAAGTAGTTAGCCCCTTAATCTCCCCTATTTTCCCTTGGTTTCTCCAAGGGTTTTTTATTTCTATATATAGATATTGTTTTTTAGAGAGAACCGGGAGATGCAAGGGATATTAGGTCTGAGAATAGGTCTTATATCTGCTTAGCTACTTGTCTTCTTAACGACTTTATAATCTGGAGGACTTTATGAAGATCCGATCCGGGCTTCACTTTATCCATAAATTCTACAAGATCGTCTAGTTTTTCATGAACCTCTTTTGCAGTTATATCGTATTGAACATCCCAAGTTACTTTTCCGGTTTCCGGATTAATATCCTGTACAGTTGTTCTAGATCCTGTTCTAGGATCATATTCTTGCTTTCCTATCTCTATTCCGGATAGATCGGCGTAAGCAGCTTCATCTAATCTATCGACAAGCATCTCGAATAAATTTAGATTCGCTTCCTTCTTTACATCACCGGCAGCCGGATCTTTAAAGTTAACTTGTCCTTGTGCAATGTGTCCGAGCTTATCAGTAATCTTAGTTCCGCCTGCATCTGTTTGAGGCATGTCCTTACGTCCAGGAGCTCCAGGGACTGGTTTGTTCTTATTAATTAAGGATTGTAAGTTCTTATATATGTGATCAGCAATAGCTTTATTGTCTTTGTATCCGTTAGCTGCCCATACTCCCTTTGCTTTATCTGTTAACTTCTCATCTACTTTATCTGTTACTTGCTTCTCACTAACACCGTTGAGGATGTTAATACCTTTAGGATTAGAAGAAGGTACTTTACCGATATCGGCAGCGATAGCAGCATGTACAACTTTTAACATCTCGGTAGGTTTTAAATTACCTTGAAGGTCTATCGCTTCCATGCTAGCATTAGGATTAGCTGCATATACTTGACTCCATCTATGATGTCCATCGATTACATATTTACCTTGGTAAGTTACGATAGGGCCTCCTACGTTAGCTTTTCCTTTTAATATGCTCTCTAAACTACCGTATTGATCGGTGATAATGTTTTCAATACTCTGGTCAAATCCTATCTCATTCTGAGTAGGTAATAGACCTGTTACTTTTAATTGCTTGGTAGAGTATTTAACAACTTCATCTTTTGGGTCTGCATCAGTCTGTCCAGCTTTTAAAACAGCTTGAACTTTAGGATCAGAAGCTATGCTTTTAAACTTAGTTACAAAGTCCTCTACGCTAGTAGATTTAAAAGCTTGTTTTAATTGATCGGCTGCTTCTTGATCTGAACCAACTGCTTGCTGTTCTTCATCTCCTTCAGCCTCTAGTAACCTTTGTGATAGTAGTTTAATAAGTTTCATGTTAATTATAATTTACTTGCGACGAATGTTCCTAATTCAGTTCCTTTTATAGCTGTTAAAGCAGCTTCCGCAGCAGCCTGTCCGATTTGCGCTTTTTTAATTGCAGCAGCAAGTCCGATACCGGATGCAACGAATAATAGGAATACGATAGACTTGTGAATTGTTTCAGCTAATTCGCTAATCTTATCCTCAGGAGTGTCGGGCATCTTCTTTTTAAGAACCCACTTAATAGGTTTTAGAAACCACGAATGTACTTTATGAGCTGCATGAAGTACCTTCTCAGAGGCATTCTCTACTCCTTTAGATTTAGTTACTTTACCTATCAGCTTCATAAGGCTTCCTAATCCATCAATAACAGCTGGGATGGCAAATGCAACGCTTAAAGCTAGAACAACCGGACCTTCTTTTAACTGGTCTTCTTTTTTCTCAATTCCTTGAGCAATATCTTTAGCAATATCTTTTAAGCCGGATTCTAATTCAGCTTCTAGATTATCTTCTTCATTCAATACCTCTAGTACTTGATTTTTTATATACTCACGTAGTTGTAGGTTATGTACCATTATAAATCTTTATTAGCTAATTTTTTGAAATAAATATAAAGCCCAGCAAATAGGAGTGCACCTCCATAAAAAATCGCATCCGTAAGCCAGTAAGAACCTGTCCAGTTCATTACTAGTTTGAATAAGGCGTCGAACCCAAGAGGGTTTAGAAAGACTGCGATCATGAGGCAGACTGTTGAAGCGTTGCTTAAGAATCTGGATTTCGATTTCATTTAGTCGTTTATCATCAGAGTCCATAGAAAGGGGTTACGTTAATCCTACTCTTAGTTGCTTAAGAGTTTATATCCATTATAAATAGTTCATCTAAATTAAAAAATAAAAATTTAAAGAAAAGTTGGTTTGTTTTAGAAAACCATGTATATTTATTAATGTTGGTTAGGGTGTAAATATAGGGCCTGGGTTAGGAGTAACCTGGGCCCGCTTTTTGTTAAGAAGCTATGACTGAATTAGATGCATTAACATTAGAAATGGGTTTAGAAGAAGCTACGGAAGAGATCCTAAACCAGTACTTCTCTAGTATTACAGAATATATATTAGCTATATCTAGCACATTACAGAGTGCAGATGCTTCGGAATTTATTAGTTCTTTAGATGAAGAAACGAAGCGAATTATCTTAAACGAAACTTCCAAAATCGTTGATTTGTGTGTAGAATGGGAATTATGGGAATTGTATGATGAAGGTATTCTCATCTTAAGATCTCTCAGTTAAAATATTTTTTTTCTAGAAAGTTGTTTTTCTGCTAAAAAAACCTTAGCTTTTTGCTATAAGCATTTCTTCTTAAGAAAAGAAGGAAAGAAAGTAAGTAAGAAGAAAGATAAAAGAATGAAAGATGAAAGTAAGAGTATTTAAAATGGAAGGGTGTGGTTTCTGCGATGATACCATCAAGATTCTAAAGAAGAGTAAAATACCGTTTACTGCTATAGAAGTCTCCGACCCCGAGTACAGGGCTCAAATTCATAAATTAGAACAGTTTTTTGAAGATACAAGATATCCGAAGCTTATATTAGAAGTAGGGTATTCAAAATCTGTCTTTATAAATCCTCAAAAGGGGAAAAATGATAACCTTACTCAATTAGGAGATAATTACTTTGAGTATTATAACTCCGTTGACGAGATTATAGAAATAATTAAAAAACATAGAGATGAAATACAAACCTTTAGTTGATAAAAAGTTAGAACAGTTAGCGAATTTACAAGTTACTATTGATTCATTAACTACTATTAATGCGCCTAAGAATGAGATTAGAAATGTAATTAGTAGGGCTAAAGAACTTATTGCCGAAATACAATCCTTAATCAATAAAGAAAATTAATTTATGAGTTACGAATTATCCGCGGAGCAGATACAAGAGAATTGGTTCATATTTCAAGATAATATAGGTAAGTATATTACTGGAGAAAGGGGTGATAAGCTTATGGAGATGTATAAGAAGATGGAAGATCATATCGTTCTAGCTCCTGCTGCTATCACTAAATCTAACCATAACTGTATACCCGGTGGCTATGTTGATCACATCAATAGAGTAGTTGCTGCTGCTTTTCAATTAAAAGCTACTTGGGAAATTTTTGAAGCTAAGACAGATTTTACTGATGAAGAGTTAGCTTTTGTTTGTATTAACCATGACCTCGGTAAATTAGGTCTTCCAGAAACACCAGGTACTCACCCTAACGATAACGACTGGGAGATTCAAAAGCTAGGAAGGATGTATAAGTACAACACATCACTACCCTTCTCAACTGTTCCAGACAGGTCTCTCTTTATACTACAAGCTGAAGGTATAGTAATTTCTCAGAATGAATACCTAGGTATAAAGTTACATGACGGCTTGTACGATGAATCTAATAAACCTTATCTAATTTCTTATCAACCGGAATCTCGATTAAGAAGCTACCTTCCTATCCTAGTGCATCAAGCAGATATGTTAGCAGCTAGAGTAGAATGGGAACATGAATGGTACGGAAAGTTTAATAAAGCTAACTCCAAACCAGCTACCCCAAAACCAGCTGTAAAAACAAATAATCCTAAAGCATCTCAAACAGCTTTAAAACGCCTCGGATCAAACAATCCAGGTATTTTAAATGCATTAAAAAACTTATAAACTATGACAGTAAGTACACTTTTAAATATAGCCCTATGGTTTTTTACGATCATAGGGTATATTGTTTTTAACCTTTACCAAAAGAATATTAAACTCGAACGTATCGTAGAAGATCAAAATCAGCTCATAACGAATATGCAAGCTATCGTAGAACAATCTGATAAAATGCTATCAGAGATGGATAAGCGCGGTATCTTTAAGAGCGATGACGAGGTCGGAACGTTCTTTAATACAGTTATGGAGATACAGAAACTGTTAAACCAATTTTTTAGAAAATGAACCATGAACTTGTAGAGAATGAAGTAGAAGTACAATTAACAAAAGCAGGCACAGTCCGAAAACGAAAACCAAAACAATCCATACTCTATTTTACACAGGAAACCGAAGATGCTATTTTAGAGTATTTAGCTAGTTCAAATAGTATTCACAGGAATAAACTTTTTAACGAAAAGATTAATTATGCTTTTCATAAACTAGCAGAAAATATAATTCACACTTTTAAGTTCTATTATACAGAAGTTAATACGATAGATGAGCTTAAACATGAAGTAGTAGCAGTCTTACTAGAGAAGTTACATTTGTACGATCAATCAAAAGGTAAAGCTTACTCTTACTTTGGTACTATAGCAAAGAGGTATTTAATTAACTACAATAAACGTAACTATAAGAGAAAGAAAGAAAAAGCTCCTCTTGAAGATGTTGATGTAGATAAGACAATCTTGGCTGGTATAGTAAATAGTATAGATAAGGAACAGAATCTTGAAACAACTAGCGTACTTGATTTATTTGTTAAATACGTAGAGAGTAATCTTAGTTTATTCTTCCCTAAAGAGAGAGACGCTAAAGTAGCTGATGCTATATTAGAACTCTTCCGTAAAAGAGAAAACCTAGATATACTATCCAAAAAAGCCCTGTATATATACATCAGGGAGATTACAGACGCACCAACCCCGGTTGTAACTAGTATAATCAAGAGACTAAAGAAATTATATAAAGCTCTAAACAATAGATACTTAGAATACGGTTACAGTTCAGATATTTTTTAAGGCTCACTATTTATTTTAAAAGATCATGGACTTTAATCAAGAAGTTTTTAACGGTAAGACCTTCTCCTCGTTGCTAGAAGATATCTACAAAAACAGTAGAAATAAAGAAAAGCAGCTTAAGGATATGATCTTACAGTTAAAAGATATGATAAACGAACCTGGCGATGCTGTTCTAATCGTACCTCTATTACAAGGTTACATGGAAGTAGCTGTTAAGAATGATGAAGCTTTAATTAAGATGGCAGGCATCGTTCAAAAAGCTATGGCTAACGCTACCGAATCTCAAGAAGGAGGTCTACTTTCAGAAAGAGATAAGGAACTTATTTTTAGTGAAATTAAACAGCTAGAAGCTAAGTAATGCTGGAGAATAACCAAGAGGTAAACAGGGGTGTAAAATCCGGTAATAGCTCTTCTATAAAAGGAGTTATTATAGGTAGAGTTGATTCTGTTATTTTAGACGATCCTAAAAATCTAGGCCTTATAACCTACACTCCCCTATTCGGTAATTCTTCTGGAGATAATAAAGCTAGACCTTTAAATGTAAATTTTAAACAATTTCCCGTTGAAGATGAAATTGTGGCTATCATAACAGGTCCTAGTTATAACTTAAATGAATCTAGTACTGCTCAATCTAAATACTACTTTTCTCCTTTCGCTCTTTGGGTGAATACTCACCACAATAAGTTCCCTAATTTAATTACATACGGTAATAAAGCTAAAAAGACAACGCCGACTAGACGAGATATAGAACAAGGAATAAGCATACCTCAATCTAAAAGCGCAACTCGACCAACTGCAGACATTGCAGAGAAAGATTCTGTATTGTCACTTAAACCTTTCCTTGGAGATATCATAATGGAAAGTAGATGGGGAAGCTCTATTAGATTTGGAAGTACCAGCAAACCAGGAACAACTAATCCATGGAGTAAATCCGGTACAGAAGGAGATCCTATAACAATCATAACTAATGGGCATCCCTCTGGAAGTGGTGACCCTTTCATGCTTCTCGTCGAAGATGTAAATATGGATAAAAGCTCAATATGGCTTACAACAACTCAGGAAATTGAAATTCAAGATATTAAAGATAACTTTAGTTTAGAATCATTTTACACACAGCCTAATGTTAGTCAGGATACGTTATTAAGTATACCTGTACTACCTACTAGTTATAATACTATTTCAAGAAAAGAACAAGATAGAAGAAATAACCAATAACTATGGCAACAAGACCTTTAAATAGTATTAAAGAACTGGTTTCAACCTTAGTTAAGGATGATCAAAATAAGAACACTAGAGTTCAACAAACTCCTTACATACCTCAATTCCCTTACAAAGGAGAGCAGATTATACTAACCTCTGGTAGAGTAATAGTACACAGCAAAGGAGATTCTATTTTTTTATTCGGTAAGAATGCAATCGGGTTATCATCGCCTGGAGCAGTCAATATAGATAGTAAGACAGGTACGACTATAAATGCTCCGATTATTGAGCTCGGACTACAAGCCAAACCAGAAGGAGAGCCTGTGACTAAAGCAAACACCTTAGCAAAAGACCTGGGACTTCTTTTATCAAAATTAGCTGCAACAGCAGATGCATTATCTAATTTAAGTGATTCAAATTTTGCAGAAGCAGTAGTAGATGTAGTAAGTAAAGCTTCTAGCTTAAAAAGTACCTGCATTAACATAAGCGGTAGCCTTGATAATATAAAATCACAAGTATCTTACACTAAATAACCTAATGGCAGAAAATACACCAAATACTACACCAGCTGCCTTACCCCCCGGTAAGAGAACTATAACAGGAGTTATCTACGATAATAAAAGACAACCCCTATTAGGAGCATCTATTGTAGCTATTGATAAAAATCAAAAACCGACATCAGTAGGTACGACATCTGATAGCCAAGGTAAATTTACGCTTAATCTAAATACTGCTCAAGTCCCTGCTGAGTTCGTTTCTATAACGAACGTCTCCCTTAAACCAGCCCTAAAGCCAATTTCAACAACTACTGAAAAGACAGATTTAGGAGAGGTAATTCTAGAGCCACAGCCTGGAGAAGAAGGAGAAGTAATAATCCGAGCTGCTAGAAAAAATCCTGCAATCGCTAAAACTGCTATAACTCCTAACTTTACACCAAAACCACCTCCACCTATACCGCCGCCCGTACCGCCACCTTCTGCAAAGGGACTAGAGAAATTTGTTTTAACTTCTGCTAAGAAGATGGTATCCTATCAAGATAAGATTACTAGTTTTTTCGATAAGTTTATCTTAAAACCTCTTAAAGCTATCAATAAGATAGATATCTGTAATATCATAAATTACTACTTATCAAAAGTTACAACAGATAAAGTATTTAAAAATAATCCTAGAGCTTTAGAACAGCTGAAGAAAGCTCAATTAAAAGCTTCAAATCTAAACGAAGCTATTACAAAATATACTGCTTTCTCAACAATAAGTAACAACGCTAGAACTCAAGAAACCGTATCAACAACAGCACCTACAAACGCAGATCGTTCTGCTGAAAAAGAAAAACTACTTAACGTATTAACTGAATTAAGACGACTGGGGCCGGAAATAACTCAATCCGTAACACCGTTGTTATCCGTGATACCGGGAACAGGAAAGTTAAGAAGTACTTTAGAAGATTTGACCGGATACTTCGGCAAATATAGAACTATCGCCGATATACCTAATCAGGATATTCAAAAACTCGTTAACAAACTATACGACGTCCAAGGAATACTCGGAGCAATTTCTACCTTAAATTCAGCCCAAGGCCTAGTTAACCTACTACAGATACAAAAGCAAGTAGAACAGCTGCAAAAAACTCTAAACCCAGCTCAACTTATACCTGCTGTAAAATCCATACTAAAAGCAGTTAAGAGCTTAACCCAAGCTGGTCTTCAAATTTTAAAAATAATAACTTTTGCGAGAACCATTGTTAGATTAGTCACAACCTTAGTGAAGGTGTTAGATATAATCGTTAAGCTATTTCATACCCTACCTCTACCCAATATGTTCACTGTTTTTGGAATTAACTCTACCCTAGAAACAGTAAAGAATACAATCCAACGTCAAAAAGAGACAATTCTTAAAGTACTATCTCAAATAAACAGACTCTTAGTTTTAGTTTACGACTTCGTCTTATTTTTGCTAGAGAAGATAAATCTCGTTGAACAAGAGATAACAATCTTATTAGTAAAGCTAACTGCTTGCGAACAGCTAAAAGACAATCCAGTTATTAAAGAAGCACAAAGAGCTTTAGAAGATCTCAAAGATGTTAAACGAAAACTAGAGCAATTTGCTAACAACTATGCACAAGCTCAAGCAGACTTACTTAATAAGGTTAAGATACCTGGATACACTATCGGTATTGTCGAGGAAGAACTTGTAGATGAAGGTAAGACCTTAAAAAGACGAAGAGCAGTAGCATATGATGATAAAGGTGTTTTAGTATTAGAAGGTAATCTTAGCTTTGCTACCAACACAGTTGTATTAGTAGAAGAATTGAGATTACAGCTTGTAAGTCGAGGGCTTGTACAAGGTACAGATAATTCTCTAGGAATAGAGGATCAACAACTACTAGATAGTGTTGCTGGATCTTTAGATCTAACTCTTGAGGATGATAATGCTTTTGATGAAGACGGAGCTGCTGAAGATGTAGCGGAGACTCAAAAAGATCTTGATAATTTTATAACAGGTCTTAAGAACGGAGAGAAGTTGAAAAAGAAAGTAAGAAAGAGAGTACAGGATAGTGTGTCAAAGACAAAATCTCAAATACAGGATCAAGGTATAGCTGCAACAAGTTCTAATACTTCCGGAGTAAATGCTATTGAAAGAACCACTTCTAGCTCAATCGCAGAGACTACAACTGCGAAGTTGTTAACTAAAGCAGAACGTGCTAAATTAAAAGCTACTATAACAGCAGCTAAGTTCTCAAGAAACCCTCTTATCCAAAAAGAAGCTGAGAAAGCTAAGAAAAGATTAGCAGAAGATGATGCAGCAAGAGAACGCTTAGAAGGAGGGTAAATTTAAGTATCTCAAATATTTATAACATATGAACCAAAAGACTACATCTAAAAAACCGAATTCTTTAGAAGTTTTAAGAAAACTTATTAGAGAAGAAGTTAAAAATGCCGTTAGAGAAGAAATGGTACCCATATTACTAGAAGTAATAAAGAGCAAACCTTCCGGGCAAACCTCTTCTTTTCAGCAAACAGCCACACCGCTTAGTAACGGAATTGCAGCACCTGTAACACCGTCTGCAAATAGTGGTGCTTCTAGTATCCTCGAAGAAACAAGGCTTGAAATGATGAAAAATCTAAACATGCCAGAATCACAAGAGTATAGATCGATACTTAGCGCTAATACCGCTAATATGTCTATGTTCGGCGAAAGCAGTATAATACCTGCCCCAGAACCGGTAGGTAGCGTAGATGCTATGCTAAATACAGCCAGAAGAGGAAGTAAAGAAGAATCCGTAGAGATTACAACCGTCCCAGACTTTTCTCATCTAATGAAAAAAATGAATTTATAAAGTGGCTTATAGAGAACAAAATATAAACGTATTAGACCTACGAGCAAGCACAGGGGTAGGAGTGGCTATTCCATTCGTCTACCCTTCCGCTTTTAGAACAGTCTATACAACTCAAGAACAGCTACAATATAACCTCATAAACTACATATTAACCGAACCAGGCGAACGAGTGTTTGAACCTGAGTTCGGATTAGGACTTCGAAGAAAACTTTTCGATCAACAAACAGAAGTATTTAAGGAGAGTTTACAAGATCTAATTACTACGGGAATTGAAAATTATTTTCCACAAGTAGAAATAACAGACTTAAAAATACTTCCTTCACCTGATACAAATACGGTAAATGTTACGTTAAGCTATAAAGTTTTGAATACAAATCAAGAAGATCAAATTACTATAAACTTGCAGAATGGCTAACGTAGATATAAAATATCTTAATAAAGACTACACCGATTTTAAAGCAGCTTTAATCGAGTATGCTAAAGCGTACTACCCTACAGTCTATAACGACTTTACAACTGCTTCACCTGGTAGTATGTTTATTGAAATGGCTTCTTATGTAGGTGATGTACTCTCCTTTTATTTGGATAATCAGATACAGGAAACATTCCTACAGTATGCAAAACAACCATCTAACGTATACGCCTTAGCTTACATGCTAGGATATAAACCAAAATTAACCTCAGCAGCAACCGTTGATCTAGATGTATATCAACTTCTACCATCTAAAGAAAACTCACCAGGTTCCGGAGTATATGTCCCCGATTACGACTACAGTCTAACAATCGAAGATGGAATGCAGATAAACGGTAATACAGGTCTCACCACTAATTTCTACGTACCACAGTCAATTAACTTTACCGTATCAAGCTCAACATCTCCTACAGAGGTTACAGTATATTCAACAGACGGATTCGGTAACCCTCAATACTACCTTCTCAAAAAGACTACTCAAGCTTTATCCGGTACACTTAAGACTGCTACTTTTACATTCACAGAACCCGTTAAGTTTTCAACAGTAACGATTACAGACTCTGACGTAATACAGGTGATAAGCGTAGTAGATAGTGATAATAACACATGGTATGAAGTCCCTTATTTAGCCCAAGATACGATTTTAGAATCTGTCGCTAACTTAGAAGGAGCTGTTCCAGAGTATAGAAACGATACAGAACAAGTACCGTACTTCTTACAAGTAAGAAAAGTACCCAGACGTTTTGTAAGTAGAATAACAACAGATAGTAAAGTCGAATTACAATTCGGACCAGGTATAAACTTAGTAGCTGATGAAGCAGTAATACCTAATCCTAATAAAGCAGGAATAGGACTTTTAGACGGCTTAACAAAACTAAATACAGCTTACGACCCTACAAATTTTACAACAACCTACACTTACGGACTTGCTCCCTCTAATACAACTTTAACCGTTACCTACCTAGTAGGAGGCGGCGCATCAGCAAATGTTCCTGCTAATTCTTTGAATAGCATAACTACCTTAAACTCTAACTTCTATGTCGGAGTACCGACAGATAATAATCTAGCACAGATCATTCAGAACTCAGTTAGTGTTAATAACCCTCTACCTGCAGCAGGAGGTGGAGACGGTGATACCGTTGAAGAAATAAAACTAAACACACTACTACAGTATCCAACTCAGCTACGCGCTGTTACTCAGCAAGACTATATTGCTCATGCCTATAGTATGCCTTCTCAATTCGGTAAAATAGCTAAAGCCTATATTACAAAAGACAGTGCAGTATTTAAAAACATACTACAAGAACAACCCGGAGTTATAGATCCATATACTGCTACAATCTACGTATTAGGATACGACGCAGATGGAAATTTAGATCAACCGCTTTTAAGCTTAAAAGAAAATCTTAAAACCTATCTGACTCAGTATAGAATGCTTACAGATACGATTTATATACGAGATGCCTTTATAGTCAATATCGGTGTAAACTTTGAGGTAGTTTTAAGACCTAACTACGCAGGACGTGAAGTTATCGCAGAAGCAATTACTAAACTAAAAGCTTACTTCGATATTCAGAGATGGGAAATAAATCAACCCTTAATACTTTCTGATATTTATAACGTTATAGACCAGGTACAGGGAGTACAAACAGTCCGTAATGTAGAGATTGTGAATAAGTACGAAGGAGATTACTCTCCATATGCTTACGATATTTCATCAGCTACTTTAAACGGAGTTGTATACCCTTCTTTAGATCCCTCTATCTTCGAAGTCAAATTCCCAGATAGAGATATAAAAGGTAAAGTTGTAACTTTTTAAAATAATATATAACTTAATCCAATGGCGGTATATAAAATATTTCCAAATAAAGATGCAACACTATATTCAAGAACACCTTTAAAAAATACAGGTAGGGATGAAGTATTGGAAGTATCTGTAAAAAACTCTCAAGACTACTTGAGATATACCGGTAAAGTACCAATAGAAACTTCCCCCTATTATAATTATGATTTCGCATACAACGAATATTATAATACAACATTACCTACTCCTTACGAAGACATCAGTAGATCATTAATATCCTTCTCATCAGGAGATATTTCAGTACTAAAAAACCTCAACAGTAGTTCATTTCAAGCTAACTTGAGGATGTATCTAGCTTTTGCTCAAAATTTATCTGAAGATTATAGCCTAGAATGTTACCCTGTAACTCAAAGCTGGGATATGGGAACAGGTAAGTTTGCAGACTACCCTTACAACACTACAGGTACTTCGTGGATTTATACAGGTCAAGTTAATAACAGTCCTAGATGGACAGCCTCTCTTGGAGATATGTCATACCTCTTTATTACAGGCGGCGGTTCTTGGAATGACAACTACTTGACAACACAGTCTTTTAGCTACACTAGCAACAAGGATGTTAATTTAGATGTTACTGATATAGTAGATCAATGGTTTTCCGGATCTGTCAATTACGGACTTATCGTTAAACATTCCGGTTCTATAGAATTGAACACCGGATCTTTTATAGATCTTAAGTTTTTCTCTATGGATACCCATACAATCTACCCACCATGTATAGAGTTTAAATGGGATGATTCTCACTATAATCTAAGCCCTTCTAATACCAGATATGTTATAACTAATGACTTTGTTCTTCTATGTGAAAACAACGTAGGAAAATACAAAGAAGGATCAATATACTCTTTCAGACTTAAAGCAAGAGATAAGTACCCTACACGACAATTCACAACCTCTTCAGTGTATTTAAACTGGAAGTACTTACCGGAAAAAACATACTGGGCTATTCAAGACTATAAGACTGAAGAGATGGTTATAGACTTTGATACAGAGTATACAAAGGTAAGTGCTGACTACTACGGCAACTATTTTAACCTATATGCAAATGGACTACAACCGGAGAGATTCTATAAGATATTAATTAAGGCTAGAATCTATTATACATCTTTCGGACCTCTTTCCTTATTTGATAGTGAAGATGCGATATATGATGCACTAAATACCTATACTGACGTTGAATTAGACGAGCTACCGTATCAGGAGGTTATAGTTGATAACGACTTAGTTTTTAAAATTGAAAGATAATGAGCGAAAAAGTCGAATTAATTAGGCAAGTATTAGGTGCGAGTACCTACCCTAAAGTAGTAGATACTCAATTCACACAACTAATAAAGCCTTCCGCTCCAGTGGAGGAAGAAGTAACAGTGGAGAAATTCTTTCAACTTTATGAACAGCTATTTTTTCAAATACCAGTTACCGGAGAAATTAATTCGCATGAATACCTAGTAAAGACTAGCGGTGAATATATTGGCGGAGATATAATTAGCGACAACGAAAGAGCGTTGTTAGAAGAGATTAACACTCTTAAACAACAGCTTCTTGAATCGAATCAAACTTTAGTAGATATAAGTAAACTGACATAATGAGCGAAAAGATTACGATAAATTCCATAGATAACCCACAGGAGTTCCAAGAGTATAGCTCAAAAGATTTGAACCTAATACAGCAGTTCAAAGTAAGTACTCAGTTTGGTAATCCTGAAGATTATATTGAATATCACATCTATGATTTAAACAATAAACTAATCTTTAGCAACCTTAACAGTTTAGACTATAAACCAGACCCTTCCGGCAACAACCCAGCTCAAGATACTACCTTTACTTTAGATTTAGATCCTAAAAGAGATCTCTCTAATGCAGGTATAACTCGTGGTACCGCTACGGTAACCTATAACTTCTTTACAACCATACTAGGAAGTAATCAAGCTAGTCCATACTGGATAAAAGAAATTTCAACAGATAGAACCGAGCTTAAAGTAAGTAGTCAAAATTTAGGTTCTGAGGAGATACTTAATCTATTTGCTGATTATCAAATAAAGACATCAACAAGAGCTTACTTTTCTGATTTTCTATTAAATTTTGGAAATAATATAACTCTAATAGGAGTTAATCTCGCAGCAGCAGTAGATACTGATGATGATGTTGTACTATATGTAAAACTCTACGAACCTCTACCGTTTGCCTTAGAAGATAAAAGTACTTTCTGGTTTGTAGAGAAATTGAGTGAGCCTGCAAGCTTTGCAGTTAACATACAAGTTTTTGAAGAAGCTGCACCAGATACAACATTAAGGCTAAGAGGTCCGAACCTCTCAGTAGCTGTAAACGAAAGAATCAATCAAACCGTTCAAGAATATTCGTATGAAACTTTATTCTCTGCTCCGATATCTTCTTCCTACCAGCAAATAAAAAGTTTATTAGAAGAAAAAGGTGTAGAGATAAATGTAGACTATTCTCAATTTGAAAATTTTGCTCATTTTTCTTCTGTAACTGAGAGACTTTATAATTTTAAATACAAGCTACAGCTTATTGAAAGCTATTCAGCAGATCTCTATAATTTAGACAATAACGTAGTAGCAACCGCTAATACGGCTATATTAGGAAGTACTAAAGAAGTAATACAGTCTAAGATAAATAACATAATCGAGAAGTTCGACGGCTATGAATATTACCTTTACTATGAATCCGGATCAACAACCTGGCCTAAATATACTTCTGAAAAAATATACGAACTATACTCTGTTACAAGCTCACAAGCAATTAATTGGCTAGGAGCTCCAAGCAACAGTCCGACAGCTACTTCACTATCTATACTCTACAGTGCTTCAAGGTATGATAATGAGAATAAAGATTTATTCTTAAATACAATACCTACATACCTCAGAGATGATTCCGATAACCTACCTTATGAGACGTTCCTAGATATGGTAGGCCAACATTTTGACAATATCTGGATATACTTAAAAGATGTAACGCAGAAGTTTAATGCAAACAACAGCTTAACTCGAGGTATATCGAAAGACCTGATAGCTAACACCCTTAAAGGTTTAGGAATAAACCTATACACCAACACCAACATTTCAGATAACGTCTACTATTCTATTTTAGGATTTAACGCAGACGGTTCTCTACTACCGCCCACAGGATCTGAAGTAATACAATACTACGTTACATCTTCAGAAAGCACTATGGCAGCAGAGGATATAACGCTAGAGTATTATAAAAGAATCTACCATAACCTTCCTTATCTCTTAAAAACCAAAGGAACAGAACGAGGCCTACGCGCACTTATCAACTGCTACGGTCTTCCAGATACTATTTTAAGAATTAACGAATACGGAGGTGTAATAAAAAATAGTATATACAGTGGTTATAAAGAAAATAGATTTAGCCTTGCTTACAGTAACGACTTTACAAGTAGTATAGCATTTCCCTGGGCTCCTTCTTACTATACTTTCTTAAAAACAGGTAATGCAAATATTGTACCTGATGCAATAGAGTTTAGGTTTAAAACAAAAGGAGTACCTGAAGCAGGATATTATGAGCAATCCTTATTTCAAGTAGGAAGCGATGCTAACTTACAGTTCGGATTAGGATTACATTACGACCCATCTACAACAGTTCCTAAAGCAACTGTAACAAGCTCTTATGAAAACTACGGCTATCTAACATTCTATCTAAACGGAGGAAGCGGAGTACTAGAAACTACTCCAATCTACTTACCGTTCTTTGATAACGAAAAATGGTGGACTGTTCTTCTACAACGCGAAACCGGTAGTATAGCTGCTACACCTTCCGCTAACAACAAGTATACCGTCTATGTTAAAAATGCATATTTTAACGAAGAAGGAATTAGCAGAGTCGGCTTTCAAGGCTCTGCCAGTATTAGTATAAATGGAGCATCTCAAACAAGCTATAATACTTCTTGGAATTCCTTTAATGCTTCTAAAGCAACATCTTTTGTGGCTTACTTAGGAGGTGCAAATAATAACAGCGTTATATCTCCTAACGATCGAAACTTTAACGGATATTTTCAAGAATTTAGATACTGGACATCACCTATTCCGGAAAGTGTATTTGACCGCCACGTACTCAATTCTGCAGACTACTCTTTAGACTACGCAACTGGATCTCTATTTAATCTTATTTTTAGAGCTCCTTTAGGAAACAACCTAACAGTACCGTACCTAGACGAAAACAATA